GTGGCGGAGGTCACGCTAATACAGCAACTCCAGCTCCAGGTTCTCAAGGAGGACAAGGTACATCTTTAACAATTAGAGGTTCAGCTCAATTCACTGCAGGTGGCGGTGGAGGATCTGGTCGTCCAGACCAAGGTAACCCTCCAGGTGGCCAAGGCGGTCAAGGCGGAGGCGGCGCTGGAACAAACAGTCCAGAAGTAATGATTACATCAGGTCAACCAGGTGACGCCAACACAGGTGGTGGAGGCGGTGGCGGAGGCTTTACTCCTCCTAACATTGGTCTTAATGGTGGCTCAGGTGGTTCAGGTATTGTAGTTATTAGATACAAATTCAAATAATATAACATATGGAATCTCAAGAGATTACCCTTTCAAAATTAAGTCTTATTATAGGTAATATAAGAACACCTAATTCTAAAATAGATAATGACAAAATAAGTGAAAGTCTTAAAAAAGATTTAGATAAAGCTACATTTGATGTAACTAATAAAACTTATGATATACCTTTAACTTATCATGGCCAACATTCTTGGATTCTTGATTTAATTAGACAACAAGTTTATGCTTATCAAAATTTATCTATTGTAAATAATAAAGTTTGGGCAAATATAGAAAACTTTAATGAAATATCTGTTACAAGAAATAATTTAAATATACAAGATATTCAAAATCAACCTACTCATACTTTAATATATATTTTACAAGCAGGAGATAATGCTGGAGAATTGGTTTTAAAATATAAAAAACCAAATCAAAAAATTTATGTAGACACTTGTCATGTTCAACAGGGAAACTTTTATGTTTTCAATTCTAATATAGACTATTATTTTTCTAAAAACTTAGATGAAAAAAATAGAGAATACATAACTTGGACTTGCGTTGAACAATAACATAAATGATTTTAAAAAACTATTATTATTACTTCACTAGAGGTATACCTGATAAAACCTGTGATAATATTGTAGAAAAACTTTATTCTAAAAATCTTCATAAAGGTACAATAAAAGGTGGTAGTATAAAAGTTAGAAACTCTGATGTTATATTTTCTGATGATCCAGAATTGTATGATCTTATTAATCCTTTTATACATCATGCAAATAAAGAAGCAGATTGGAATTTTCAATGGGATTTTACAGAATCTTTTCAATTTACAAAATATAAACTAAATCAATATTATAATTGGCACCAAGATAGTTCACCTGAATGTTATCCAGATGATCATAAGTATGTTAACTATAGAGGTAAGTATAGAAAACTAAGCACTGTTGTTGCTTTATCTGATGGATCTAAATATAAAGGTGGTGAATTTCAAATGGATTTTAGAGATAAACCTATGAAAGATAAAAAAGAAATAAAAGATGTTCGTAGAATTGTTACAATAAAAGAACTAAGACAAAAAGGGACAGTAATTGTATTTCCATCTTTTATGTGGCATAGAGTTAAACCTGTTATAAGTGGGACTAGATATAGTTTAGTTTCTTGGTCATTAGGAGCACCTTTTAAATAAAATGAAAACTGAATTTGATAAAAAAGGTTATGTTATTGTTAGAAAAGCTGTTTCAAAAGATACAGCTAAATTTTTATATAATTATCTTTTATTAAAAAGAGAAGTTACTAAATTTTTATATTATCATAAATATAAACATGTTTGTATTGATACTTATGGAGGTTTTGAAACAGAAAAAGATATGATTCCTGGCACTTATAGTGTGTATGCAGATATAGCAATGGAAACTTTACTATTAGCTATAAAACCAAAACTAGAAAAAGCTATAAAATGTGAAGTTTACCCTACTTACACTTATGCAAGGCTTTATAAAACAGGTGACATCCTTAAAAGACATAAAGATAGATTTAGTTGCGAGGTGTCTACAACTATTCTTTTAGGTGGTAATGAATGGCCTATCTATGTTGCTAAAAATAAAAGAACTAATACTAAAGGTGTTAAAATAGATTTAAAACAAGGAGATATGTTAATTTATAAAGGATGTGAAAGAGAGCATTGGAGAGAGAAATTTGAAGGACTACATTGTGCTCAAGTTTTTTTACATTATAATAAAATAACTTCAGAAGGAGCTGAAGAAAATAAATATGACAGAAGACCTTATGTTGGAATCCCAAGAGAATTCCAAAAACCTAAATAAATTATTTGAAAGATATTTAGAGGATATAGAATATCCAACTAAAGAACAACAAAATGAATTGTGGAATATATCAGGGATTCTTAGAAATAGATTAAACCAAAAATTAAAATTTGATACTAGACCTATTCAAAAAGAAGGTTTTAAAGTAGGAAGTTTTAAAAGTAAAGCAGACAAAATGGTTTTTTATTTAAATAAAAAATGGATCATAATTGATATGGAAGAGTTGTTTTTTTATGTAAAAAATAATAATTTAAAAGATATAAAGATAGAGGAGTTAATAAATAAATTAGACTGGAATATAACAATATGATTTTAATAGACCACCATATTGAAGATGTAGCTTTAACTGATTATTTTTTTATAGAAGGCACTATGGATATAGATGCAGAGTATTTTATTAAAAAAATTAAAGAAGGTTTTGATCAAAATACTAATATGGGGTTCAAAACAAATATTAGAGATTTAATGACTTCTTATACTTATTTTAATGACGATGAAGAGTTTTCAAAAATATTAGATATATTTATAAAATATATAGATGAAAGAATTAGATTAAATTCTTATTTATTACAAGATTCTTGGGGTTATTGTGTTAGAACAGGAAATAGGACTCAGTTCCATAATCACTCACCTGCTATATGGTCAGGGGCTATTTATTTAAATGATCATCCTCAAACATTAGATTTCCCAACGATTAAAAGAAAAATAAAACCAGAAAAAGGTAAATTTGCATTATTTTCTTCTTTTTTAAATCATGGGTGTAAAAGACATAGACATAAAGATACAAAATGGGGAATGAGTTTTAATTTTTCTTCTACTTTTAAAGGAAGAGATGATAAAAGATAAACCATTATTAACTAAACCTTTTTTAAATTATTTTAAAACAGTAGATAACAGAGATAAAACTTATCTTGAAATAGGTTCTGGTTATTCAACATTATATTTTGCAAAATATTTTAAAAAAATAGTAAGCCTTGAAAATGATAAAAAATGGTTCAATAAAATTAAAAAACAAAAATTTAAAAACGTAGATTTGAAACTATTTAATAAAAAAAATATAGGGGATCTTTTAATTAAAGAACTTAATAAAAAACCAGATTACGTTATGATTGATAATGACCCTAGCTACATAAACAGGTTTGATTTTGCTAAATTTGTTGATGAAAATAGAAAAAATGATTTTATAATATTACTTGATAATGGTCTTTGGAATTTAGATGCATTTAATTATTTAAGACAAAGGTATTTATGTTTAGACTTCTTTGGTAAAAGGTATGATGATAAAGTTTCAGTAACTTCTGTTTTCTTCACTGAAAAAAACTATAAACATTTATACGAATGAAGTTAAAAGAATATAAGTTACCTTTTGATTCTTTTATAGGAGGTTGGTTTATAGATAATAAAATATGTGATAATTTAATTTCACTACATCAACAGAATAAAGAATATACCCAAGAAGGAAGAATAATGTATGATGACGTGGAATCTGTTAATAAATCTATTAAAGATTCAAATGATTTAATTTTAGCACCTAATTATTTTAATCATCCTGTAGGTGAATATAGAATTGCCTTACAAAAATGTTTAGAAAAATATATTAAAAAATATAAATATGTAAATGGTTATGCTAAATTTAATGTAAAAGAAAATTATTCAATTCAACATTACCCACCAAAAGGTGGCTATAAAGTATTTCATTTTGAAAATGCACAAAAAGAAACATCTCAAAGAGTGCTTGTATTTATGACTTATTTAAATGATGTAGAAAATGCAGGTACAGAATTTTTTTATCAAAAGCTAAAAACACCTTGTAAAAAAGGATTAACTTTAATATGGCCCGCTGCATTTACTCATACTCATAAAGGAATTGTAAATAAAAAGAATGAAAAGTATATTGTAACAGGCTGGTTTTCTTATATATAAAAATAGCACTATATTTTTATAATTTTTGTTATATAATTTATAAATTATGCCATTAACTCAATTGAATTTTCAACCTGGTTTAGATACTGAAAACACCGAAACAGGTGCGGAAGGTAGATGGACAGATTGTGATAAGATTAGATTTAGAAAAGGTTTACCTCAAAAAATAGGTGGATGGACTAAATTTAGTCAAGATTATTATGTAGGACGACAAGCAGGTATAGCTTCTTGGATAAGTTTAGATGGTACTCGTTATCAATGTATTGGAGGAGATAAAAAAGTTTATACATATAGATCAGGAGATAACCAAGATATTACTCCTATTAAACAATCTAACAGTTTAACTTCTGTATTTACTACTACGGATACTAGCTCTAATGTAATAGTTAATCATGCCTCTCATGGCGCAACTTTAGGTTCATTTATAACCATATCTAATGTATCAGCAAATGTAGGAGGTATTACTATTTCTGATTTAGAAAATGAATTTGAAATAGTCCAAATAAATAATTCAAGTGCTTATACTATAACTACACCAGGTACAGCTACTTCTACAGTAACTGATTCAGCAAATGCTGATATATCTTATCAATTAAATATTGGTCCTACTACTCAAACTTTTGGATATGGTTGGTCAGCTGGTACATATTCAGAAAGTACTTGGAATACTCCTAGAACTACATCAGAAGTTACTCTTGATATGAGACAATGGTCTTTAAACAATTGGGGAGAAGATTTAATTTTAACTCAAAGAGATGGAGCTACTTATGAATGGGATGAATCAGCAGGTATGACTGATAATAGAGCTACACAAATAGCTAATGCTCCTACTGCTTCTACGTTATCTTTAGTATCTACAGAAACTAGACATTTAATTTGTATGGGAACAGAAACTACTATAGGTACACCTGATACACAAGATAAATTATTTATAAGATGGTCAGATCAAGAAAATTATAATTTTTGGTTTGCTAACGCAACTAACTCAGCAGGCTCTCAAAGAATTGCTGGAGGTTCTGAAATAAGAACAGCTAAACCAGCAAAAGGAACTATACTTGTATGGACAGATACAACATTACATTCAATGTCTTTTATTGGTCCACCTTTTATATTTGGTTTTCGTCAACTCGGTAATGATTGCGGAGCTATTGGATTGAATAGTGCAATTGTAATAGATGACGTAGCTTATTGGATGTCCGATGGGCAATTCTTTAGATTTGCTGGTGCTGTTCAAGAAATACCTTGTCCTATATTAAATCATATATTTGATGATATAAATAAAACTCAATATGCTCAAGTTTATGCTGGTCAAACTTCTGACTTCTCTGAAGTTATTTGGTATTATTGTTCAGCTTCATCTAATTTTATTGATAAATATGTAATCTATAATCATTTAGAAAATAGTTGGTATTTTGGTAATTTATCAAGAAGTACATATATAGATAATGGAGTAGAATTAAATCCTTTAGCTACAGAATATTTTGCTAATTCTACAGCTAATACATATTCAACTATATATGGTTTAACACCTGGTCGTTCTTTAATCTATCGTCATGAAGATGGCGTTGATGCTGATGGATCAGCGATCACTGCTTACATACAATCAGGTGATGGTGACATTGCTGATGGAGAAACATTTACTTTTATAAATAAAGTTATACCTGACTTTAAAAATCAAACTGGTAATGCTACTATTACTTTATCAGCTAGAGATTATCCTAATAGCTCTAAGACTTCAGGAGAGGTTATAACGGTCTCAAATACGACAGCTTTTTATAATTCTAGAATACGAGGTAGACAATCTTCCATTAAAATAGAAAGTGACGAATTAGGTAGTAATTGGCGATTTGGTACATTAAGAATCAATGTAAGACCAGATGGAAAAAGATAAATATAAGATTAGATTAGCTCGTATAGATGACGCTGTTAGAATACGAGAATTACTTAAAACATGGCTAATAGAAGCTCCATTTAACTTTGGAAACACTAATAATAAAAAAGCTCTTGAAAATATAATATTTTACATTCGTAATAGTTTTGTTATAGTAGTGGAATATGAAAATAATATTGTAGGAACTATGGCTGCTACAATAGACGAAACTTGGTATAGTGACAAAAAGTTTTTAAGAACTTTATGGTTACATATGAATCCTAAGTATCGAAACTTTCATATCTTTAAAGCTATAATGTTAGTTTTTAAAGAATACGCATTAGCTAGAAAAGTTACAGCGATATGCGAAATATTTCAAGGTAAAGACGTTGAAAGAAAACACAACGCCTTTGTCAAATTAGGATATAAAAATATTGGAGGAACATATATAATCAATGGGTAGTATCTTTAAACCACAAACAACTGTTGTTCAAGCACCAAGTCAACAAACTGTTACTTCACAAATTCCTGAATACTTTAAAGAGATTCAAGAACGAACATTGCGTACAGCAGAAAATGTTTTTACACAACCTTATCAAGGCTACACTGGTCAACGTGTAGCTGGACTTACTCCACAAGAACAACAAGTTGCTAATGTCTATAGCACACAAATTTTACCACAAGCAGGACAGTTAGCTCAAATAGGAGCACAAACTTTTGATACTGCTACAATGCAACAATATATGAATCCATATCAAGAAGCTGTAATTCAATCAACATTATCTGATTTAGGAGAAGCTTATGGTCAACAACAAAGAGGAATGGCAGCACAAGCAATTGGTGCAGGAGCTTTTGGTGGATCTAGAGAAGGTGTTGAACGAGCTTTAGGTAGAGAAAGATATTTTGATCAAGTTTCTGATGTATCAAGTAGATTAAGACAAGCAGGTTTTGAATCTGGTGCACAAAGATTTGCTCAAGATAGAGCAGCACAATTACAAGCGGCACAATCTCAATTATCAGGACTTGCCGGAGCAGCACAAGGTTTAGCTCAATATGGTAGTTTAGCAAGAGGAATAGAACAAGCACAACTTGCTGAACAATACAGAGATTTCATTGAAGAAAGAGAATATCCAGCAGGACAAATTAGACAAATGGTTGGTGCATTAGCGGGAGCACCTATAAGAACTTATGGAGAAGAAAGATCAGGATATGTTGGAACACCAGTAGGATCACCTAGTCCATTTATGCAATTAGTTGGAGCAGGTCAAGCTCTCGCTAGTTTTTAGGAGGTTAAATGGAAGAAGAAAATAAAATCGAAGTACAAGGCGGTAAAGCTTTAACAGAAGCAGTAAAAAAAACTTTTGAAGAAAGAGAAGCTGAAAGAATAAATTTAGATGAATATTCTGATTTAGACGATTTAAAAAAAGATAAAAAAATTAATGATTATAAAGAAGGTGGATTTAAACAATTTGTATCTTCTGTAGGTGATGCTTTATCTTCTTTTACTGAAGGTATAGATAAAAAAATGGAATCTGTCTATGATGATCGAGAAAAAAGACAACAATTTTTATCTGGTTTAAATACATTAATATCAGCATCATCTTATACACCAATAGGACAAGCTAAGTCTGCTATAGGTATGTTTGCAGAAGGACAGAAAAAAGGATTTTTAGAATCAGAAGCTATTGGTCAAAAACGTTCAGCTGCTGAAACTGAAAAAATAAAAGCACAAGCTTCTTTAGAAAAAGCATTAAAAGGAGAACCTCCTAGATTTAGAGATGATATAAGTGAAGCTATTTTAAAAGAATATCCAGAGTTTCAAACAAGAATGAGAGATTTAAAAAAACAATATGGCGCACTAGATCAAAGATATATTGAGTTATATAAATTAGCTCAAAAAGGTTTTGAAGCACCAACTGGTTTAGTTTCAGAGTTTTTAACTCCATTTGAAAAAGTATTTTCTGAATTAGGTGGCGGTTTATCTGATAAATTTAGAAGTTTAGAAGCAAGTGTATCTAAATATGAACCAGGTCAAGATTTATCTGCTGAAGACAAAGTTGCTTTTAAAGATTTATTTTCTGCTGCAACTAAACAAGCTATTGTATCTCAAGTAAAAGATTTATATCCAGCTTCTGATAAAGATATTCAAGTGTTATTAAGTACAATAGGTGATATTGGAACTAACCCACAAGCTCTAAGAAAACTTGTCGCTGCACAAAAAACTTTGATGGAAATTAATAATAAAATACCTAGTTTTGCTAAAGAAGAAGCATTTATAAATAAAAATATTGAATTTGAACAGGTTGCAAATGAAAAAGCAGCTAAAGCTTTAGCTGATCAATTAAAAGATAAAGTAACAGATCAAAGTTTAATTGATTTATTTGGTACAGCAGAAGATGCTAATCCATTTAGAATTATTAATGCTTATTATTATCAAACATTAGAGCCTCAATTCAAAGGAGAAACAACTAGTTATTTTGATACTTATAAAAAAACTGCAGCAGCACAAGAACAAAATATACAAAGTTTAATTCAAAATGAAATAACTAATGAGTTAATAAATAAACCTAAATAATAAAATGGCAGAACTTTCTACTCAACAAAAGAATGTTTACAATAAACTTATTAGTAATGGACTTGATGAAAAGACTGCTGAAGGTTTAGTTACTGGAGCTATTGATAAAGATACTTATTTATCAGAATTACAAACTAAACAAAAACCTCAAACTAAAAAAGAAATATTAGCAAGTCAAGGTTACGATTACGATTTAATACAAAGCACAACATCTAAAATAAAAAAAGATAGATCAACATATGATGAACTATATATGGAAGGTGTAGATGAAGCTCTTGCTTATTATATGCCATCTAAAGGAGAAACATTTAATCTTTATGGTGTAAGAACTGATAAGGAAGCTCCTGCTGATGTAAGATATAGATTAAGTTTTGGAGGTAAAACTCCAGATGCTCAAATTTTTGGAGCTAAAAGATTATTAGCAGAGGATCTTGTACAAAATCAAGGACTTGATAAAGAATTAGTTGATCAATATAAAGATAAGATAAAAGTAAAAAATCAACAAGTAGGTGAAGGTAATGATGCATATACTGGTTTAGTTTTTTCTATACCTAAAGAATTAGGTGGAGATGGTTACTTTTATACTTTTAATAAACCAGGGTTTGATACTTCTGATCTTCAAGGTTTTGCTGGTGATGCTATGGTAATAGGAGCAAGTATTACAGCAGGAACTGTTGGATCAGCGTTTGGTCCTGGAGGAACTGTTGCTGGATCAGGACTAGCAGCTGCTGGTGCTGAATATTATAGATTACAATTAGGAAGAAAGTATGGCCTTTTTGATTATATGGACGATGAACAATTTGGAGCATACGCTTTTAAAGAAGCAGCAACTACAGGAGCAATTGATGCGGTTGCAACTGCAGCATTTTTACCTTTAGCAAAAATAATTAAACAACAAGTTTTCATGGTTGGAAACGAAAGATTATCTAGAGATACTGTTGGTAAATTTTTAAAAACAGGTGGAAGTATAGATGAAGAAATGACTAAAGCAATAAATGAAGCTAGAACAGTTTTAAAAAATGCTGGAGTTAGTGATGATATAGCAAATGACTATATTGCAATTAGTGTAGCAAATATGATACCTGAAAGTGGTATAATTCCTAAAGGTACTAAAGGAGATAGAATATATAAAAAGATTTTAAATTCAGCAAATGAAAGAGTTAAAAATAAAGAAGTAGAAAATAAAATATTAAAATATACTACTGGTCTTGATGATATTAATGTTAAAACAAGTGATAATATTATTAATAACATAGAAAAGAATGTTAAAAATATAAGAGAAGATGAATTAGTCGCATCTGATAAAGGTGTTAAACAAGCTTTTGCAAATACTCAAAGAGTTAAAGATAATTTATATAAAACATATGAAACAAATCAAATTGATAAAATGGGTATTGTGTTCAATGAAGTTAATGAAAAACTTAATTCAAGATTATCTTTATTACAAAATAGAATAAATACTTCTGCTAAAAAAAATCAATTAACAGTTCAACTTGATGAAAAAGGAACACAAGTATTAAAAAATATATTTAATGAATATGATTTAACTATAAAAAAGAAAATATCACCTACTCCACCTAAAGGTAAAAAAGCTTTAGCAGAATGGAAAAATCAAAAAACTATAAATGAATTTGTAGATTTTTTAGAACAAAATGGTGGACAATTTGGTTTAGTAAAAAACCAATTAAAAATATTAAAAGAAGGTGTTAATAGTATTGAAAATTTAAGTTTTAATAATGCATTAGCTATTAAGAGAGCTTTACAAAATATAGATATTACAGATGCTGTACCTAAAGGTACTAAAGACGCAATAAGAAATTTAAAAGGAATATTTAATGATGCTATTGATGATGCTGTTTCAAAAGATCCAAAAACTGCAGCTTTATATCGAGAATATGATACTTTATTATTTAATTATAAAAATAGTTTTTTAAATAAATTAGCTGACGAAATAGGATATGGTCCTAAACCTCAAGTAATTAGATCAGCAAGTTTAACTGGTACTGGTAGAAATGTATTTGATTCTATTACAGCTAGTACTAAAGAAGGATTAAATAATGCTGAAAGATTAGGAAATCTAATTGATGGTAAATTTTTAAACTTTAATCAAACTAATAAAATTAAAGGATCACTTTATCAACATTATTATGATAATGTTTTACCAAAAGAAGCTGGTGCTAGTGGTGCTATGTCACATGCAAACTTTATTAAAAAATATGGAGACAATTATAGATTAATTTTAGGAGATGATTTATACAATAAATTTGCAAAAGATACTGGATCAGCGATGAAATTATATGATGATCTTGTAAAACAAAATGCTGATATACAAAATATTGTATCTAAAGAATTACCTTCTTTAAAAATAGATTTATTAGATAAAGGAACTGGTACAGCTATTGCTGATGAAATATTTAGAATAGGAAATAAATACGATATCAAACCATTAATTAAAAAATTATCACTTACATCAAATCAATTAACTACTGATATTAGAAAGTTGTATTTACAAAAAATGATGAATGCAGTTAAAACACCAATAGAAGGAAGTAATGTAAAAGCCTTAAATGGTAATTTATTAGATGATTTTTTAACTTCTAATAAAGGTGTCTTAGATAATCTATATGGAAAAGAATTTGTAGAATCATATAGAAGTATATCTAAAGTTTTAAAACTTGTTCAAGCTCCCGATTTAGGCGGTAAAGCTGGAGAAGGTCTTACAGAAGCTGCTAATAGAGCAGGTTTATTTATCGATATATTTGCAGGACCATTAAACCATAAAAGATTAATTGTTAATAGACTAGGTCGTATTTATGATGGTATGGATTTAGGTGGAGACAGTTTAGATTTATTAGCAGATTATACTAAATTTACACAAGCTGTTAAAAATCAATTTTTAGCAGGAAACTATCCTAGATGGTTAGATAGATTAGGCGAAAGTAGTAAACCCGAACATAAAAATTTATTTAAAAAAGTATTACAAGCAGCACAAGATTATTTGCCTAGAAAAACTTATAGTTTCAAAACTAATCCATTATATGCTAAAGAATATATGGAAGATAAAATTACAGAAAGAGTATCAGGAGAAGATGTACCACCAGGATCACCTGATATATTTACTCCTATTGATTCAGTAGTAAATGCTGTAGTAGGAAAAACTGGCGCAACTGCTCCTAAATATTTAGATAAATATTTAACACCTAAAATTAAAAAATTAATTAATATGTTTATAAAAGGTGAAAAAGCTAAAAATATTAACTTAGAACAAATGGAATTTGAGAAAAAGTTAAAGAAAGATTAATGAGTGATTAATAAAAATAAAGGTTGTTACGCAGAAAATTTAGCTGTTTGTTGGTTACAAGAAAATAATTTTTTTGTATTTAAAGCATGCCAAACACAATCAGCTGTAGACTTAGTTGCAATAGATCCTATAACATTTAAAACTAGATTATTTGACGTTAAAACAGAGAATAAAAGAAAAGATGGAAGCTCTATATCTAGAGTTCCTAGAATTAAAAATAAAAATATAGAAATAATTAAAGTAGATTTACAAACAAAAAAGTGTAGAATAGTAGAAAAAAGAGGTGTTACATGGAGTTAAGAAGCAATACAGATATGATCGTTGTTCATTGTGCTGCAACTAAAGCATCTATGGATATTGGTTACGATGAAATAAGAAAGTGGCACGTGGATCAAAATGGTTGGGACGATGTAGGTTATCATTATATTATTAGACGTGATGGTAAATTAGAACATGGAAGACCAGTAGGTTTTAAAGGAGCACACGCTCCAGCTGTTAATTCAAGAAGTGTAGCTATTTGTTTAGTCGGAGGTATGGCTGATGACGATGGACCAGAAAATAATTTTACTTTAGAACAACTTTTTACTTTAAAAGATACTTTAGTTATGCTATTAAAAAAATATCCGCATATTAAAGAAATCGTTGGACACAGTGACGTTCAAGAAAATAAACCTAATTGCCCAGGTTTTCCTCTTAGAGAATGGTTACACAAGGAGGACATAAAATGTGGTTAAATATTGCAGCTAAATTAGTTCCAGGAATAATTAAAACTGGAATGAGTATTGCTGCTAATAGAAGAAGAACAAAAGAATTAGAATCTGTTGCTGAAATGAAGCATGCAGAAAAAATGGCGAGTGGCGAACTTGAATATAAAAAGGAAATTATTGCGTCTAATGATAAAGGCTGGAAGGATGAATTTGTCCTTATTTTGGTATCCGCTCCTGTTATTATATTGGTTTGGTCTATCTTTTCTGACGATCCAGAAATTCGTACTAAATTAGACACATTTTTTGAATACTTTGGTAACATGCCATTTTGGTATCAAGCTTTATTTATTGGTGTGGTATCAGCAATCTACGGTTTGAAAGGAGCCGATATAATTAAAAAGAAATAATATGGAGTATCTTTATATGGAACCAGGTGATATAAATTATAAATTTACAGCTATACTTATTATTCTTATTTGTTTGTTAGCTTTTTTTGGTGGACCTGTTAACTAAATAATTCTTTCCAATGATCACCTGTTATTTGATCAGCGAGTTTCTTTTTAGTATCTAAAGTTTTAAGTATTTTTTCATCTATACTTCCCGGTACTACAAAATCTATATAAGTAACTTTATCTTTTTGACCAATTCTATGTGCTCTATCTTCAGACTGTAATCTAACTTCCATATCGTAAGTATTATTAAAGTAAATAACAGTTTTAGCATTAGTTAAAGTTAGACCATAACCTCCAGTTCTAGGTTGACCTATAAAGTATTTAATTTCACCAGCTTGAAACTTAGTAACTATTTCTTGTCTTAATTCAGATTCAGTTTCACCATAATAAGTTGCAACATTACTAGCACCATACTTCTTAGCTAGAGCATCGTAGATCATTTCAATCGTTCTTCTAAATGTAGCCCATATAATTACACCGCCAGTTGTCTCTTCCAATACATTCATTAATTCTTCTAGTCTAGGGTTAGTTCCCGGGATGACTTCTTCTCTTCCATCATCATATTTAATAAATCCACATAATATCTGCTGTAATCTCAATATTCTTGTGATTATAAGAGGCGCAGTCACTAATTTAGACTGTTCTAGTTCTACTATAGCACGTTTTCTAAGTGTGTGATATAATTGCTTCTGGTTCACATTAAGCTCTATTTCTCGCTTTTGTCTTAGTTTAGGCGGTAAATCTAAACATTCTTCTTTAGTTACTCTAAAGCTGTATGGTTTTAGAGTATCTTGTAATTCATCTAATCTTTGATAACTTACTATTTCATCAAAACTATGTGTTGATGTACGTCTTCTACGAAGTACACAATAAGCATTTCGATATGCATAGAAACTAGATTGTAAAATATATTCATCTAAAAAATTTATTTGTGACCATAAGTCTAAAGGACCTTGGGTCACTGGTGTTCCTGTAAGTATTCTTCTATACTTAGCCATACGACCAAGTTTTAAAACTGATTTAGTTCTTCTAGCAGTTCTATGTTTAATCGTTGTACTTTCATCTATACAGAAAAAAGATTTACCAGTATTTAATAATCGTTGTAAATAATTTTTACCTTTGTCAGTAGATAGAGCTTCTATATTTATAATAAAAAATCTTAACTTCTCTGATTCTTTTAAAAAGCTTACAAGTTCATCTACATTTTTTTTCGTTTCACTAGGCGACCATATACAGACTTTAGATAATTGTACGACATCTTCAGGCATGTGAGTATTAAATTCAGAAGCAAGCCAATTACGATATACACCTTTTGGAGCAGCAATAATAGCAGTATCAATAGAGCCTCTCCTAAATAGATAGGCAATGTTATCAATAATAACTTTAGACTTACCAGTACCTTGTTCCATAAATAATGCATAGGCTTCCTTATCTTTACTTTCCATAAAAGCATCATACTGATGTTTAAATGGTTTAGTTTTAAATTTATATTTTATAAAATCATCGTCATTAATAAACTGTACTTGCATATAAACTTTCTGTTTTCTTTTTTTAATTTACTTTTATAAAACTTTTTTATATAAGTAAATAGTAAATGAAGAAAGGAGAACTAAATGGGTAAAGTTTATGTAGTACAAGAAAACCCTAATGTTAATGTACTGGCTGCTGGTCGCTTTGGTGATTTAATTCCATTGCTTCCACCAGGACATCAAATAATGTTATCTCCAGCACCTATTATAAGAATGCTTAAATCTAAATTAAAAGATTTTTGTGATGATGATTATCTTTTAGCAATGGGTGATCCTGCTGCTATTGCGATAGCATCTATAATAGCAGGTGACGTTAATAATGGCGTTGTAAATATATTAAAGTGGGACAGAGAAAATAGAGCTTACTATAATGTATGTTGTGATGTCTTTAATAGAAAGGAGAAAGCAAATGTCTAAAGAAACTTGGATATTTGACGAGGTTGAAAAACACTCGAAAAAAGAAAAATTACCAAATGTAGGACTAGAAGTAGTTACTAGAATTGGTAATAAACTTGTAGATAAAAATAATCAACTTGCGATAAAAGAAGAAGAATTAAAAAATCTTAAACTTGAAATTCGTAAGATACAAGAAGAAGAATTACCGGATGCTATGCGAGCATGCAACGGTATGACTAGATTTGATTTGGAAGATGGCACACAAATCAAAATTAAAGACGAAATCTTTTGCTCAATTAAAGCTGATAGAAAAGCAGATGCTTTAAAATGGTTAGAAGATGAAGGCCATGCGGAACTAATTAAACACGATGTTAAAGTTAGTTTCCCTAAAGGAAAGTATGATCAAGCTGATAAGTTAATTGAGGTATTATCTAAAAATTTTAAAGATATACCTTATGATGAAAAAGCTGACGTACACGCTCAAACGCTAAAAGCTTGGGCCAAAGACCAATATAAATTAGGTAAAACATTACCTGAAGATTTATTTAGTGTCTATGAAGCAAGTATAGCGAAAATAAAACTCGGAAAGGAGAAATAAACTATGAGTGATAAACAAGTAGTAAAGAAGTCAAACTCAGAAGTTGCTTTAGGCGATTTATCTGCAGATTTGATTATTAAATCTGCTGGTCAAGGTTTACAAAATGTCGGTAATGACGATATTACTATTCCTAGATTAGCGATTGTTCAATCAGGGTCACCTCAACGTAAGAAAAAAGATGAGAAATATATTGAAGGCGCAGATGAAGGTCATGTCTTTAATACAGTTTCTGGTACTTTATATACAGATGGATTAACAGTAATTCCTTGTGGATATAAAAAATCTTATGTAGAGTGGATACCTAGAGAAAAAGGTGGAGGATTAGTTGCAGTGCACGATTATAAACCTGATGGTGCTAAGATTGATTCTAAAACTAAAAAAACTATGTTAGGCGAAAATCAATTAGTTGATACAGCTGAACATTATGTTTTAGTTAAGAACAATGATTCTTATGAACCTGCTGTTCTTACTATGACTTCTAGTAATTTATCTGTTTCTAGAAAGTGGAATACACTTTTAAAAATGAAACGTATGAATATTAAAGGTCAAACTGTAGAACCACCTTCATTTTTATTTGAGTTTAAACTATCTACTGTTCAAGCAGAGAATGATTTAGGTAGTTGGCATAAATATAAAATAGAAGAAATTGGTCAAATACAAAGTCAAGATGTCTTTAAGCAAGCTAAAGCTTTTGCAGATTCAGTATCTGATGGAAAAGTAAAAGCATCAGAACCTGTTGATACTGAAGTTTCAACAGAAGCTGAAAATGGAGAAGACGCACCATTCTAATATGCATAAAGAACTCTTTGATATATTTCCAGGGTTAACTAGAGCTTATGGCCAATTCTTTATTACAGAAAGAAAAGGCCCTAAGCTAGATGGTTATGGAAAAACTATTAGGGAGGCTTACAATGAAAACTTATGGAAAGAACACCTAGACGGTAAAACTGGTTTAGGTGTTATTCCTATTAATGAAGACAGCAAATGTAAATGGGGTTGTCTTGATGTTGATGATTATTCAGTCAATATAGAAAAAATTTCACAACAATTTATTAAAAAAAATTTAATAGTCTGTAGATCAAAATCAGGCGGAGCACATATATTTATATTTACTAAAAAATTTGTATCAGCAAAATCAATGATAGAAAAATTAAAAGAAATACAAAAAGCTTTTGGTTTTGTTAAATATGATTTAAGACCTCAACAAACTAAATTATTAGATGAAAATGATGTAGGTAGTTGGCTTAATATGCCATACTTTGGAGGTGATGAATCAGATAGATATGCAGTTTATGATGGTAAAGCTTTAACTTTAAAACATTTTATACAATGGGTAGATAAGTTTGCAGTAAACAGTTTAGATGAAATTGATTTAAGTTTTATAAAAAAAGTAAATAAGTCAAACGAAATATTACCAGGAGGACCGCCTTGTTTACAAGATTTATTATCTCAAGGTGCTTTAGGAGAAGGTGGTAGAAATAATGGATTATTTAATATCGGAGTTTATTTAAGAAAAAGATTTCCAGAAGAATGGCAAGAAAAATTAGAAGAATATAATGATGAATATCTAGATCCACCATTAAAACCTAGAGAATTTACATCAGTATTAAATAGTTTAGATAAAAAAACTTATAATTATAAATGTAAAGATAGTCCTATTAATTCAGTATGTAATAAAACTAAATGTTTAACGTGTGAGTATGGTATAAGTGATGATGGTACTATGCCTGTTTTAAATAGTATTACTAAAATATTAACTAAACCACCACAATATTTTTTAACTATTAACGAAAGAAAGATAGGTCCATTAAATAGTAAACAAATTTATAATTTTTTAGATTTTAAAGAAGTCGTATTTGAACATTTAGATATGTTACTTCCTAAATTAAATGACAAGCTATGGGTAGAATCAGTTAATGATTTAATGTCCAGAGTAATACCTGTTGAAGCTTCTGATGATTCTAGTAATGAAGGTAGATTATTAGATTTATTAGAAAGATTTTGTACAGGGTCTACATCATCTACAGAGTTTGAAGATATTTTAAGAGGTAAAGCAGTAATACAAGATAAGCATACTGAATTTAGAATTAATGATTTTATGGAATTTTTAGATAGACATAGATTTAAAGAATTTAAATTAAATCAAATAACTGCTTATTTAAAAGATTTAGGTGCTACTCATGATGGAAAAAAAGTAAAAGGTAAATACGTTAATACATGGTCAATTAAAAATTTTGAAACTCAGAATGAAGAATTTAAACAACCAGAAATAGAAAAGGAAGCATATGAATAAAGAACAAGCAATTAATATTTTATTACAACATGCTATAAGAAGTATTGATCGTAATGATGATGCTTATGCAGCAGAGATTGATGAAATAACAGCAGCTATTTTATTTTTAGAAAGAGACAGAGATAAAAATAAAGTTGACACTAAAGTAGAAGTTAAAGGTGTATCATTTAATATTAAAAAAGGAATATAATGATATTATTTTTTGATACAGAAACTAATGGACTATGGCGTAGAGATTTAAATCCTAATCATGAAGATCAACCTAGACTTGTTAGTTTAGCTTTTCAAGTTACAGATGATAATGAAAGAATTGTAGCACAGTATTCAACTAGAATAGAACCTAAAAATAATGAGTATCCAGAATTTACTATACCTAAAGAAGCTTCTGATATTAATGGTATAACAACTAAAGAAGCACAAGAAACAGGTATATCAGCTAAATATGCAATGGCTACTTTAAGTTATTTTATGAGTAAGTGTCATACTATGGTTGCACATAATTTAGCATTTGATTTACAAATGATACAACGTGAATTTAATTTATTAAAATTTATGTATAAAATGCCAGATAATTTACATTGTACAATGATGACAGCTAAGAATGAAATGAAATTAGAAGGTAAATTTGATGATTATAAATTTCCTAAATTAGAAGAATGTTTTAATTATTTTTTTCATCAAGGTGTTCAAAATTATCATGATGCTTTATTAGATGTACAGTTATGTAGAGAGCTTTATTTTCATTTAAGAAGAAAAGGTGTATTACTACAAACTCATCAAGCTATACCTAATGAATTATTAAAAAGAATAGATGGAGAAAAATATAAAAATTTAGTTAAGTTTTTACATGATATAGATTCAACTAGATTAAACGATTGGGAAAATAATTTTTGCCAATCTTTAATAGAAAAGATGGATAAATTTGATGAACATATTTTAGTGTCTACTAAACAATATGATGTTCTTAAAAAAATTTATGCTAAATGTAATTAAAGTTTGTTATAAATGTAAAAACGTAGCACACGTAATTCACGATAATAAATATTATTGTGCAAAATGTAGATTAAATGAACAATTGTCAAACAATAAAAATATTCGGAAGCCCAGGTACAGGGAAGACAACAACGTTATTAGATATACTAGAGAAAAAAATATCAGAAGGATATGATCCTTTACGAATTGGATATTTTTCTTTTACACGTAGAGCAATAAGAGAAGCACGAAGACGTGTTATTAAAAAGTTTGAAATAGATGAAGAAAGTTTAGATTATTTTAGAACTATACACAGTTTATGTTATAGAACTTTAAATATAAATAGTGGTCAAGTATTTAAAGGTGAACGTGTAAAAGAATTTAGCGAAGTTGCAAGAATTGAAATGTCGGGAGTATCAGAAGAAGATACTACAGGATTATCAGCAGGAAATAAAAAAGGTGATTTACTTTTATTTTGTGATGAAGTTTCTAGATCAAGCGAAAAAAATTTAAAAGATGTATGGCGAGAATTAGAATGTGATCATTCATGGGAAGAACAAGAATATTTTTCTAAAGCATTAGCTAATTTTAAAAAAGAAAAAAAACTTTTAGATTTTACTGATATGTTAGATGTATTTTTATTAGAAGAAACTGTACCACATTTAGATATTATATTTGTTGATGAAGCTCAAGATTTAACAACTAAACAATGGAAAGTAATAGATAAATTAACTACTCATTGTAAATTTAGATATATAGCAGGTGACGATGATCAAGCGATATATAAATGGGCTGGTGCTGACGTTAAAAAATTTTTAGATATAGAGGGTAAAGTAGAAGTATTACCAATTAGTTATAGACTTCCTAAAACTATTCATAAACTTGCTTGTGATATATCTAATAAAATTAGTTTAAGACAAGCAAAACAATGGGGATGTAGAGAGGACCTTGGATCAGTAAATGAAATTACAGCAATAGAAGATGTTGATATGTCTAAAGGTGAATGGTTAGTATTAGCTAGATCAGGTTATCAATTAAATAGAACTGAAGCTTATTGTAAAAGAATGGGTTGGTTTTATGAAAAAGGATATCATGAATTTAAAACTAATAAATATGTAATTGCAATAAGAGCTTGGATTAAATTAAATAAAGGTGAAACAATAATATTTGAAGAACTTAAAAAACTCTATCAATGTTTGTATGGTAAAGTATCAATTAAAAGAGGATTTAAAAAATTAGAAGGTATTGATCAAAATTTAAATTTTGATATAGATTATTTAAGAAAAAACTGTGGACTAATAGCAGAAGGTGAATGGCAAGATGTAATTTATGGATTAGATCCAGAAGATATATTAATGTTTGAATCATTACAAAAATCTGGTGATTTATTTAAAAATAAAGCTCGTATTAGATTGTCAACAATACATGGAATAAAAGGTGGAGAAAGTGATAATGTTGTTGTTATATCGGATATTTCTTATAGAACATGGAGAAAACTAAATACAGAACCTGATGATGAACACAGAGTATTTTATGTTGCTGTAACCAGAGCACGCAAAAATTTGTTTATACTGCAGCCTGAAACGAAGTATAGTTATGAAATAAGATAATTAAAAAGGAAAGAATTATGAAAGCGTTAGGAACTTATATATTTGCAGGTGGTTTTACTTTAGGTGTTAGAAAACATTTTGATGTTCAAGCACATTTTGAAATGAAACCAGGTTTATATAAGAAAACTTTTCAAGCTAATTTTCCAAATATTCCAGTTTATGAAGGTGAAGACGAATGGCCTAAAGAAAAATATAAAGGTAAAATTGATTTTGTATATTGTAATCCTCCATGTGCTCCATGGTCTAATTTAGGTGGAGCTCAAAAAGGTGCAGGAGCATGGAGAAATGACCCTAGAATTAAATGTTGGAGAGATAGTTTTAATTTATTAAAAGAATTAGAACCGCAAGCTATTGCTATTGAATCAGTACCTAGAGTATATTCGATTAATGGTGGAAGACCTATGATTACTGAATTATCTAAAGAAGCAATTGATCTTGGTTATCAAGTAAGTCATTTATTAATTGATGGTGGATTTACTGGTTTAAATCATAGTAGAAAAAGATTTTTCTTTATAGCAACTAAATATAATTTAAATCCTCACATACTTAACTTTCAACCATTACCAACTGCTGGTGAAGTATTAGGACAATTTAAGAAAGAACATGGATCAGATATTGGACACTTAATGAAATTAGGAGAAAACGAAAAACCTTATCTTAAACATTGTAAACAAGGTGAAAGTTTAAGAGTTACATGGGAAAGATATAATCCACCAGAAACTTGGAAAAGAGGAGGTATGCGTGGAGGAGTTAAAGGTAGACCTCAGTTTATGAAATGGAGATTAAAAAATGATGCTCATATACCAGTTATAGCAGGAGGATTTTATATTCACCCTACAGAAGATAGATTATTTGGTCATAAAGAATTAGCTTATATGGCAGGGTATCCTGTAGATTATAAATGGGAAGGACCAGCATCTACGATAGGGTCACAAATCGCAAGAGGAGTTATGCCACCTGTAGCTGAATATGTAGCAAGAATAGTTAAAAATAGTATAAAAGAAAAAAATAAAAAAGAAGAAGAATTACAAATAATAGATTTTAGAAAAGAACCTGAACAGGCGACTTTACTATGACGCATTCAGGAATATTTGATGATATGGATAAAGATACTTTAATAAGAGATATAGATGCTTTTCATAAAAAATTTGGGTTTGAAAAGAATGAAAAAGTTGGTATACCTGACGATAATGAATTAGTAAATTTTAGAACTTCTTTTTTAATGGAAGAACTAGCTGAGTACACTCAAGCGATTACTAAAAAAGATGCAGCAGGTGCTTTAGATGCTCTTGTTGATATAGTTTATATAGCTTTAGGTA